CGACGCGCTTGTTGCCGTAGAGGATGCGGGATTCGGCGCCGCTTTGCGTGCGAAACAACTTGACCGGGTAGTCGCCCGGATTGAAAGTGCGGCTCGATGGTCGGAGGTTTGGCAGGGTCATCAGTCAGGTGCCAGGTCGCTTACCACCGTGAATCCATTGTAAGAAGGCTTGAGTTCATTAGCGACCACGCTGTAGCCGTTTTCGTCGATGGGGAAGTAGCTGGCGCTGATGCGTGCCAGACCTTCTTCGTCAAGGTCGATGGAATCGACCATGTAGACAAGCGAGCGCGTTGTTGTGTCTTTGATGGCGAAGATTGAGTCGAACAGTTTGTTGGCTTTGGGCTGGCCGTCGACGATGCTGACGGTGAGCGTGTCTTCGTTGACTTCGTTGTCGTTACGGTCCCAGTAGTACACTTCGACGCTTTGGCCGTTGGTGAGCTGGGCGGGCGTGATGATGGCGCCATTATCTTTGATGATGCCCGACGCGCCAGGCTGGACGTAGCTGGCTTGTGTCACCACGCGGATGAAGTCGCCGGGCGCCAGGCCGAGGCCGTAGGGCAGCGTTTGGAAGCTGACCACATGGGTGCGATGGCGGCGGGCGCTCAGGGCGTACTTGGCGAACAGTTCGGCGTGGTAGCGGCTGGTGATGTGGGTGAAGTTGAACTCTTCCAGCGGGCCGTTGGGCTGGTCTGTGTAGTACACGACCGCTGTTTGTTCTTGAGGGAACCGATTAGGTAGTTCCGTGCGGTAGCGCACCATGGCACGAATGGGCAGGCGCTCTTGGGCTTGGGTGTACTCAAGCTGAAACGAGTCCTCGATGATGTTGCCTTCGGTGAAGATGCCTGAGATGGGCACCTTGACATCGAACATCGTGTAGTTGCGTGTGGTGTCGATGGGGAGGGCAGGCTCGATTGAAAACTTGCCGCCGCGCATGACAAGGTTGCAAAGCAGCGAGGTGCTGATGCGTGCCAGAAATTCGCGCAGGTTTTGCGGTTCGACGATCACGTCGTCGTAGTACAGGCCGTTGGCTTCGAGGAAGGAGCCGGTGCGGGCAAACTGGGCGAGATCGACGAGGTCGCTACTGATCAGCTCACCTGCACCAGTGTGGGGATTGGTGAGGAGGTAGTAGGCGAGATCGGTGAAAATGTTGGAGGAGTCCGTGGTAAGGACTGTGTTGCCGTTGGAGTTGCGGCGAATATTGGTGACTTGGATGCCTTTCTTTTGGTAGATGTGCAGTTGCTCGAAGCTGCTGAGGCTGATACTGCTGCGCACCTTGATACCTGCCATAGCGCAGCCCGTGTATGATGCAACGCCGTTACGAACTGGGTCGTTGGCTAGGTTTTCATTGACGTAAACCAGCTCGTGCTCAGGGCCGTTATCGCAACTGCGCGTAATGAGGTTGTTGTAGTGCGAGACTTCCGCGATTGCACTATTTAGTTCAAACTGGCGAGGGCCAGAAATAGTGGTATAGGTTCGGGTTGTGGGGGGTGTATTTACCTCGAAAGTGTAGTCAATGTTGCTCCCATCAAACAGTTGGCTTCTGATTACAAATCGTTCTCCCGGCTGCCAAGAGCCGGTAAAAGAGGCAGAAATGGACTGCGCGTTAATAATTGTCCAGAAAATTGAACGAGTGGCAGTGGGGTCAATCGGTCCTAGATTCTCCACGCGCAAACGTATGTTTAGTCGAACACTGCGACCGCCACTATTAAATTGAAACGCATTCTTGTCTGCTTCAGTGAATTGATATTCAGCTCCGACTGGCAACGCAATGTAAGGAACGTCAACCGGACTATCTATGACATTGTCGGGCTCCTTGCCAATGGCTTTTGAAATGCCGTTGCTTATGCGACGGATGTCAGCCGTCGTGTTGCCTCTGTATTCAAAAGCAGTGACAAGCTGCACGCTCGACAAAGGAGCTGTTGTGACCTGACCACTTGACTGCACTGGCTCGCTAACCATTTCAGAATGGAGTGCCAGCGCTGCAATGTCGTCGTAAAAGCCTTGAACTCGGATAGTAAAGCTCCCGTATTGTGTGATGATATTTTGAATGTCTTCGAATGCTCTCGTGGAAGTAATGCCTTCGCTTTCTAGGCGAATGCACAGACCACGGCCGATAATCTGGTTGATTTCTCCGGAAGTGATGGGGCGGATGCGGTATTCAAACTGATCGAAAGGTTGCGCAATACGGATGAAGTTGTACTGATCCTGTGGCGCAGAACCAACAACGCAGAAGGGGAACGGATTTAACTTGGCCCAGCCTTCTTCAGAGTTGTAGTCGTTGTTGGCAGGCCTGGCGTACAAATGAAAGAAGGAGGCGCGACGGGCATAGGACTGGTTTGTTCCAGTGGAGAGACTTGTGTTCTCAACGTCGTACCTGTGCAGCTTTTCAATGGAGGGAACTGAGTTGAAGTTGGTGATGCCGTTAAAGCGTGTCCAGACGTTACTCTTGATGCCGATCTCGGTAATTTCGCAAGCGCGAGAGTTTTGGAACGTGGCAATTTCCGCTTTGCAGATAGGAAACCATGCCTGGCCAATGTCAAACAATGGGCCGTCAGGACCCTCGGGGAGGTTTGTATTTGTCGTAATAAATGGGCGGTGGCATACGCCGACATACCCTGGACCGCCATCGCCATAGACGGCTCTGCAGGTTAAAGTAACGGTGAACTCATTGCTATCTGTTTTGTCGTAAACATTGTTTGAGGGATTTCTTGAAGTCACCTCAAACATGCAGTTGCCGATCATCCATTTGGTGCCGATCTTGAGCAGCTCGTCTTGTTGTTCGTGTTCGGTTTGGATGGCGGAAATGATTTGTTTGTTATCAACGGCATCAAGGTCAGGGTTGGCATAGGTATATTCCAAGCCGCGCTGTCTGTTGGCAATAATGTTTGGGTTACTTGTGTCATAATACAAAGTTTCTTGCAGTCTTCCCGCGTTGTAGATAACGGTGACAGTGCCACCGACAACCATTTGAACGCGCAAACCGTTGCTTTGCTGCGGAGATGTATAGTCGGTGCCGTTGACGTTGGCTGAGACGATGCCGAACTGGCGGGCGTAGTTGCGGCCCGTTCCGGCCATTTTGGGATTGCCCGCAATTTGAAAACGCTTGGCCGTGTAGGAACCTGCTGTTCGCTCGGAAGCGCCGGAAAGATAGGAAACAACGTCCCAGTTCAGGCGGTATGGCGTGCCGTTAGGAAGACCGCTATAGGCACCGAATTGAGTGCGCGACGATGGGGAGAAAGAATGGCAAAAGGCGTTTGCTGAAGAAGCTCCGGCAAAAGATTGAGCATTAAAAGCGTTGTCGCTTGAGCCTTCTGTTGGACCAAAACTGCCGTAGCGGTTGTTGTGCCCAAACAAGCGGCTGTCTGGCGTGGTGCGGACGCTACCGGACAGGGCCTCGTAGGTGGTCGTACCAGCGATTGGTGTGCCGCCTTGGTAGTAGTACCAGCGGTATTCGCTATCGGGAAAAGAATCGAGGGGGAGTTGGCCGATGTAGATGCCGGCACGATCAGCGGCGTTTTCAGGGCTATTTGGGTCTTGCGGGTTTCCGTATGGGCCTCGGGGCATGGGCGATTGCCCTGCCAGGAAGACCATGCTGAGGCTTTGGTAGCCGCCCCAGCTAAACATGCGACTCCAGACCAGTTTGGGGCTGATCATGATGCCGCCGACGTAGTAAAAATCAGTGCGGCCGTTGATGTTTAGTTGGACTCGCTGCTGTTTGGTGAAGACAATGGGAATCGTTTCGCCGTAGCGGCTTAGTTCTTGGTTGGCCTGGAAGCCATATGTCGGGGCAAAGCGGTCGCGGCCTGCAATGCTGTCAAGCGTGCGGTTGCCGCCTTGGCGTTGTTGTGCAGGCGCCCTGGGAGCCAGTAACAACGAAAGGCCGGACGACACCACTCCAAGAACGAGTGAAACAATCGCAACAATTAAGCTCGCCTCATTTTTAATCTCCGGAATATGGGCGTACTCCGCCGGGCGTTCGCGGCTAAGCCAGTCGATGCGTTGCTTGAACTGAAGATATTCCTGTTCGGTGCAGCCCAGCTCTTGAATTAGTTGGCGCTCGTAGGGGAGCAGTTGCTGCGGTAGCAGCGGAGTGCAGGAAACGCCGTAAGCGGGTGCCAGGTCACCGCCTGCAGGTTGGCCGTTATGTAGAGGATGCCGTCCTGCCAAACTGTCCCGAAAGCGTAATTCTTGTGTGGTAGGAGAACCACGTCTCCATCATACAAAGGATCTAGCACGCGGCGTCCCCAGCCGTGGATAGCCTTAAGGATTTGACGAGGCGGCGCATCGTACCAGTAGGGGTCGAAGGCGGGAGTGGTGATGCCGAGGCGATCGAGGGCTGTGTAGACGAGGTGGATGCAGTCGATGGCGCCATCAGGGTCGGTGCCGTCTGCGCCGAGGCGGTAGGGACGACCGATTAGGTCGTACATCAGCTCAGGCGGACCTGCGCAGTGGTGGGCAGCGGGCCAAACACGTCTTCAGTGATGCGGCGCCTTGGCACGTCACCACCAACTGCGTCGATGACAGAGGAGATCTCCAGGCGGAGTTCGGCTTCGCTCCAGATGGCGCCAGCTACTTGGCCTGCGTAGGAACTAAGCACGCGGTAGTCGGCCTTGTTGTCGGGGTTGAGCATCAGCATGTCCACCAGTACCACCCAACTACCATCGACCAATGTGGAGGCCCAGCTACGGCTGAGCGAGTTGTTGGGCAGGGCAAGTTGCGTGGATTGGTTGTCGCCGCTGCGGTTGACCGTGACGCCAGAGAAGCCGAAAGGCAGAAAGCCGTGGGTGTTGCCGTTGTAGGCGACGTTTTCGTTGATCCAGAAGTTCTGGAAGTAGAGCGGGGATGCGCCTTCCGTGCGGGGCTTGGCGGTCAGCATGTGACCTAGGGCTATTTCGGTCTTGAAGCTGGTGTCCATCAGTTCATGCCGAGGCGGCTACGGGTGGCGCGGGACTGCTGCAGGCGGCGCAGGGTGCGCTGTTCGCCCTGCGTGGCGCCTTGCTGGGCGGCTTGGGCCATGCCAGCACGGAACTGGTCGGCGGTGACGTAGTCAACGGAGTTGATGCGTTCCACTGTGTAGCGTACGTCGATGGCGGCTGGTGCCATTGTGGCGGTGCCGCCGCCGCTGGTGTCGTCACCAGCCGGGATGACAGCAGAGCCGCGGGCGCCAGCAGCATAGCGGCTCATGGCTGAGCGCATTTTGCTGGCTGGGATGATGTATTCAGATTCGCCGCCTTCGCCCACTATCGCGCTGGTCGGTCCTGTTACATAGCCGCCCTCGGCAAACTTAAACGCGCTGCTGTAGTCAGGTACATTCGACAGAGCAGGGATACCAGCATCGAAGGAGCCGCCGAAACCGGATGCCCCGCCGGAAAAACCACCGCCTCCGCCGAGGCCGGCGAACATTTTGGCGATGCCGATTGCGATGTAGGTGGCGATCATCTGTTGGGCAGCGCTGATCAGGGCGTTGCCGATCGCGTTTAGGAAGTCGGCAAATACCTGTTCGGCTGTCTTGGTGCCGCGTACCATCTCCGCTACGCCGAAAGTAACGGCGTTGGCGATCTCTCCGCTGGCTGTTTGGATGAGTTGGCCGTAGCGCTCGAAGAATTGTTGCAGGCGGAGTTGCCGGTGTTCCAGTTGATCTAACAGCCCAAGCTCTTGCTGCATAAGGACGAGCTTTGCTTGCTGCGAAGCGAGGTCTGCTTGTCTCGCTTCTAGTGCGGCTGTGTCTAAAGACCCGGAGTTTATTTCTTTGGTAAGATTTGCTATTTCCCGTTCGATAGGCAACAGAGTTTGCCGCGAGCGCATACGCTGCTCAAACAGTTGTTTTTCCTGTTCTAGTTGGTCTGCAGGTCTAGTAAAACCAGCGATGTCAAAAGATACTTGTTGTTGCTGTTGTCGGATACCTGAAACACTATCCTCAATATCCTGCTGTCTTTTGACTACTGCTAGTTCTTTTTCTAGTTGCAGTCTGTTTTTACGGCGTTCAGCCTGGGCTGCTTCCAAGTCATTTTGTTGTTGCAGCAGGTTGAGACGTCTTGCATACGCGGCATTGATCAGGTTTTGTTCTTCTACATTTTTTGTGCCCAGCAAAGCAGCTTGGCGATCGCGTTCCAGTGCTGTTTCTTTAGCGAACGCGATTTTATCTTGTGCTTGGAGTTGGGCTTCGAGGCCGCCTAGTTCGCCTTTAAGGAAAGTTTCCCGTGCAATTTGGGCTTGTGTT